CGTACACGCCGGGCGATCCGGACGGGTTCGAGTTCGAGGATGCCGAGCCGAGCAACAACCGGATGGCCGCGGTCGTCACGTCGCCGTGGGACGGGTGGCCGGCCAGTTGGGCCACGCCTGCATGGGGGCAGATGGGCCCGAAGTTCGAGGAGCTCGTGGACACGGCGTGGGCGGCGCTGGATCTAAACTCCTCGGTGCTCTCGGCGATGCCGGTGTACCGGACCCGTAGCGGCCGGGTGTTGGAGCCCCCGACGTGGATGGGTAACCCGGACCCGAGCATCTACAGCAGCTGGGCTGAGTTTGCCAAGCAGCTGTTCTGGGACTTCCAACTCGGCGAGGCGTTCGTGCTGCCAATGGCCCGGACTGCCGACAACCTGCCGTACAACTTCCGAGTGATCCCGCCGTGGCTGATGAACGTGGAGATAGCCGGCGGCCGGCGGGTGTACAACTTGGGCTCGCTGGACGTCACCGAGGACGTGCTGCATATCCGATACAAGTCGTCGACCGATTCGGCGCGCGGTGTCGGCCCGTTGGAGTCCGGCAAGACCAGGTTGATCGCGGCCGGGGTGCTGGCCCGGTACGCGACGGAGATCGCTGAGGGCGGCGGTATCCCGTACTACGCGCTCGAGGTGCCGCGGCGGCTGACCAAGACCGAGGCCGATGACCTACTGCAGCAGTGGTGGGATTCGCGGACCCGGAACCTGGGCAAGCCGGCGGTGCTGTCCGGCGGGGTCACGGCGAAGCAGTTGCAGATGACGCCGCAGGACATGGCGCTGTTGGAATTGGCGCAGTTCAACGAGTCGCGGATCGCGATCCTGCTGGGCGTGCCGCCGTTCCTGCTCGGGTTGCCGTCCGGTGGCGATTCGATGACCTACAGCAACGTGTCGAGCCTGTTCGACTTCCACGACCGGGCGGGACTGAAGCCGAAAGCGGTGCATGTGATGTCGGCGCTGTCCGGGTGGGCGCTGCCGCGGGGCCAGTCGGCGGAGTTGAACCGTGACGAGTATTCGCGGCCGGCGTTCAAGGAGCGGGCCGAGGCGAACGCCATCCTGTTCGATCGTGGCGTGCTTACCGCTGAGGAGTGGCGAACGATGGAGCGACTGGTCGGTACGGAGTCGGCCGAGGCGCTGACAGGAGGTGGCCGGTCGTGAGCACTGGCCCGGCGACTCATGTGGAGATCCTGACTCGATCTGACGCCGCCGTATTGGATGACGTCAATTTCGCGGACCGGATCATCGAAGTGATCGCGATCCCCTGGGATCAAGAAGCAGAAATCCTCTGGCGCGGCGAGGTCTGGCGCGAAGTATTCGATCGCCGCGCGTTCGATGAGGCCGCAAAGAAGTCGGTCCGCATCCCGGTCAATCGCGAGCACAACCGTGGCGACACGGTAGGTCGCATCGTGAACATGGATTCGACTGATCCGCGAGGGTTACTGGCCTCGGTCAAGGTCGCCAGGACATCGCGCGGTGACGACACTCTGCAATTGGCATCCGAGGGCATGCTCGGCGGTTCCGTCGGCTACTTCGTCAAGAAACCGTCCGACGTCCTGCTCGAGCGCCGCTCAATGCTTCGTCGAGTTTTGCGCGCGTTCATGGAACATTTCTCGATGGTCGAAAGTCCCGCATTCGTAGGCGCGGAGACGGTGGCAGTCCATGACGGACTGACCGCGCATCCGGCGGCTGGGGAGCAGTCGCTGATCACACCGTCGCTGGACGAGTGGGTGACCGACGACGTTCTGTCGTGGGCCACTACGCGCCTCAGCAAGTAATCCGCACGTCCGCCGCCCTGGGTAGCGGGGACGCAACACCTGGGTAGCGGGTGTGGTTGGCGACGTGCTTCCTGTCACTTCTTTCAAAGGGAGCATTGCCATGGCTGTGAACAGCCAAGCCAACGACGCCATGATTCGGCGTCTCGAGAAGGAGCTCGAGGAGCGCAACGCGTTCGCTCAAGGGCTCATCGCCAGCGTCCAGGACGCCGAGCGCGACCTGAACGACACCGAGAAGACTCAGCTCACCGAGGTGCGCACCCGCATGGGTGTCATCAAGGAGCAGATCGAGGAACTGTCGGAGACCGCCCGCATCGCGCAGGACATCGCGACCCGCGCCAAGCAGGTCGATCTGGCCATCACCACGGCTCGCCGCAGCGGCGAGTCCGGCCCGGTCGAGTACCGGTCCACCGGCGAGTACATGGTCGACTACGTAGCTGCGCAGACTGGCAGCAAGTCGGCGATGGAGCGGCTTGAGCTCTACACCCGCGCCGCCGCCCACCAGAAGACCAGCGACAACCTCGGCGTCATTCCCGACCCGATCGTTGGCCAGGTGCTGAACTTCATCGACTCGGCACGGCCGCTGGTAAACGCACTCGGGCCGCGGGACATGCCGTCGGCGACGTGGTACCGGCCGAAGGTCACCGCCCGCACCACGGTTGCCGTCCAGGGCACCGCCGGCGCGGCGGCAGATGAGAAGTCCGAACTGTCCAGCCAGAAGATGACCATCGCTCGGTTGACCGGCAACGCGGTCACCTATGGCGGTTATGTCAACGTGTCGCGGCAGAACATCGACTTCTCCTCGCCGCAGATGATGGATGCGATCGTTAATGACCTGGCCGCGCAGTACGCGGTCCAGACTGAGGCCGCATTGGGCGCTGCGCTCATCGCCGGTACGAATAACGTCGAGCTCGGTACTGCCTCCGGTGGTACTCCCACGGCGGCTGAGCTTGTTGCGGGGCTGTGGACGGCGGTGGCGGCTATCTACACCGCCACCAAGGGACAGGGCCGGGTCATTCTGGCTGTTCAGCCGGCGAAACTGGGAAACTGGGGCTCCCTGTTTGCACCGGTGAATCCGCAGAACGCCCAGTCGACGGGATTCAACGCCGCGGACTTCGGGCAGGGCCTGGTCGGGGCCGTGTCCGGTATCCCGGTGTACGTGTCCGCCGGTCTGTCGACCGCTCCTGCGACCACGTTCGGCATCGTCATGTCCACTGCTGCCGTCGAGGTGTATGAGCAGCGGATCGGCGCGCTGCAGGCCACCGAACCTTCGGTGCTCGGCGTGCAGGTCGCCTACGCGGGGTACTTCACTCCCATGACCGTCGAAGCCGGCGGCGTCCAGGAGATTGTGAACCTGGCCTGATCGACAGGAGTGGAGACACGGCAATGATCGAGAACGAGAAGACTGGTCTGGTCGGCGGCTCGCTGGACCGGACTCGGATCAAGGAACTGCACGATCAGACCGACGACGCCGAACTCAAGGCGTATTACCGCGGCCTGCTCGGCGAGTCCGAGGAAGGCAAGTCTATCGACGAAGACGCAACGGCGTCCGAGCCGGAGCCCGAGGACTTGTCCAAGCTGACCAAGGCCGAACTGGTGGACAGAGCCGGCGCGGTCGGTGTCGACACCGAAGGCAAGACCAAGGCCGATCTGGTCGAAGCACTGAACAACCCGGAGGTCAGCGGTGGCAACGACAACGTTCCGTGAGGACTACCTTGGCCGTGATCTAGTGACTCCGGCGAGCAATTCGCTCGATGCGCTTGGTCGGGCCACTACTTCGACGGTCGATTTCATCGGCCGGCCGCTGCGGCGGGTGCTTCGAGCCAACACGACCGCGGTCACGCTGGGGCAGGAGATCCAGTTCACCGGCGGCGAGAAGTTCGTCGTCACGGTGGCTGGAACGACTGCCGCCGCGCCGCCATCGGCCCCGGCGGTGGGCGCCACGGTGGTCGATGGAACGGCCACCTTGCTCCGGCAGAAGTGACGGAAGAGGCGACCGGTGGCCATCGGCGACTCGTATGTGACGGGCGAGGACCTGGCGGCGCGGCTGAACAAGCCGAACGACGGGTTCTTCGACGACATCGTCAGCGCTGCGTCACGGGCCGTCGAGTTGTTCACCGGTCGCCAGTTCAACCGCACCGAGACGGCATCGGCGCGGCGTTTCCGCGCTGTCGACTGGTACCGCCTTCCGGTGGACGACTTCTGGACCACCACCGGCTTGGTGATCAGCGTCGACGGCACGGCATGGCTGGTGACCGACGTCGACCCGCGGCCGTGGGACGGGATCTACAACGGGCAGCCCGGCTGGCCGTTCTTCGACCTGTTCACCGTGGACCGAGTCTGGCCGTACACGACCCGCGGCCGGCGGGCGCTGGTCACCGTCACCGCCAAGTGGGGCTGGGAAGCGGTCCCAGAGCCCATCAAGCAGGCGACGCTAGACGTGGCGCAGGACATTCAGGCGGGGATCTCGGTGGATGTCACCACTGAACAGGTCGGCGGCGTGGCAGTCACAGCACGGTCGCTGCGGACCGAGTCGATGGACCTGACGGGGTTGGTCTCAGGTAATCCGGCGGCGTTCCTGCGGGCGATCCCTTACGTTCGGGACTCCCCGATGGGGATCGCCTGATGTTCCTGCCGTTCCAGCTCCACGACACGTGCACGCGGTTGCGCGCCACTGTCGCGGTCGGTGCGTACGGTGCCGAGGTGCCGGACTGGACAGCACCGGCCACGGTCGAGTTGGCGTGCGAGTTCCAGCCGTTGACAGTCCAGGAAGACCTGGTGCAGCAGCAGCGCACCGAGTCGCAGTGGAAGGTGTTCCTGTACGCCGACGCCGACGTGGTGGCGACCGACCGTATCCGGTTCCGAGGCGTCGACTATGAGATCGACGGCCAGCCCAAGCGTTGGCGGTTGCGCGGCGGCGAGCATCATCTGGAGCTGGTGGTCCAACTCGTCACCGGCGGCTAGACCGCCTGACGTTCCAGCAACCGCTCGAGCAGTTCGTTGGTGCGCACCTGCTGCACGAACAGCGCGGCCAGGTAGACCGAATCGTCTGCCTTGCCGAACTTGCCCGCCAGCTTCAACCCGGCCTGTTCGACCAGGCTGTCGCGGACCTTGTCGTTGTCGATCGCGCGTGTTCCGAAGCCCATGACGACCCCCTTCATCAGCTACATCTCACCACGTAGTACACGCGCTGGCTAGGGCAGGAGGTCACATGCCCGTCAGTCTGCTTCCCGATGCACTGGCGTTGACCCGTGAGGCGCTGCTGGCTCAGCCGTCGCTGACCGCGCTGGTCGGCACCCGCATCTACGACCGGATTCCCGGCTCGCCGACGTGGCCGCTGCTGGTGCTCACCGTGGTCGACGAGGTCGAGCTCGAGTGGCACACCGGCAACGCCCGCATGCAGGTTGACGTGTGGGGCGCCGGGAACACCGCCACCGACGCGGCGAACGCGCTGACCATCGCCCGCACCGTCCGGTCGGTCACCCGCGACCTGCGCGGCTCGTGGACGGCCGGGGACATCTCCAACGCCGCGCCGTCGACCATCATCCCCGCGCCGGACACCGAGACCGGCCGCGCCCGGTACGTGATCGATCTCCTACTGGAAACCAACCCGTGAGGAACAGCAATGGCTGACAAGACAGACGCCTCCACTGAAGCCCCCGCCGGCACCGCGGACGACGCCGAGCGCGACGCTCTCGCCGAGTGGGGCGTGTACGTAGCCCTCGAGCCGATCGACATCGGCGGCGTGCGCGCGTTCAACCGCGGCGAAGCCGTCCCCGTCTCCCACGTCGAACGCGGCGTGGTCAGCCCG